TCTAGCCGTGCGATGAGCAAGTTCATCGAGCCTCAAGACCTTGTGGTTCCCTACGAAGCCCCCGATTTGTTCACGGCTGAGCGTGTTACTCACGTCCTCAACATGAGCCGCAACGAGATCAAGAAGCAGCAGGTAAACGGCTTTTATGCTGATGTCGAGTTGAAAGGCGGCTCGATGACGGTGAATCGAAGCGACATCGAAGAGCAGATAGACGAGATCGAGGGCATGGAGCCGTCTTATCAAGAAGACCGCGACCACGTTGTCTTTGAGACGCACACCATTCTTGACATACCCGGCTTTGAAGACGTTGGTGAAGACGGAGAGCCTACGGGCCTGAAGCTGCCGTACATCGTCACGATTGACGAGCAGAGCCAGAAGGTTCTGTCGATTCGACGCAATTACATCGAGACTGACCCCCGCAAGGCCAAGATAAACTTCTTTGTGCAGTATAAGTTCTTGCCGGGCCTTGGCTTTTACGGCTTAGGCTTGAGCCACATGATTGGCGGTATTTCAAAGTCTGCCACGTCCATCTTGCGACAGCTTATCGACGCAGGCACCTTGGCTAACCTGCCAGCAGGTTTCAAAGCTCGCGGTATGCGTATTCGTGACGAGGACAGCCCATTACAACCCGGCGAGTTCCGCGACATCGACACCACAGGCGCGTCATTGCGCGAGAACCTGATACCGCTGCCGATCAAAGAACCCAGCAACGTGCTCATGCAGCTCTTAGGGCTGCTTGTGGAGTCTGGTAAGCGGTTTGCGTCGATAGCCGACATGAATGTCGGTGATATGAACCAAGCCATGCCAGTGGGCACTACAGTGGCTCTGCTGGAGCGCGGCACCAAGGTAATGAGCGCGATTCACAAGCGCCTGCATTACAGCCAGAAGCTTGAGTTTCAATTGCTTGCTAAGGTATTTGCCGAGTATCTGCCACCCAGCTACCCGTATGTTTCACGCAACGGCCCCCAAGAAATCATGGGTCAGGACTTCGATTCTCGTGTAGACGTGATTCCTGTGTCAGATCCCAACATCTTCAGCCAGTCACAGCGCATAACAATGGCTCAAGAGCTTCTGACTATGGTTCAGTCTAACCCTGAGATACACGGGCCACAGGGCATATATGAGGCGTATCGGCGCATGTATTCGGCTCTCGGCGTTGATGATGTGGATAGCCTTATTCAGCCTCCACCCCCGCCACCACAGCCTATGCCTGTGGACGCAGGCATTGAGAACAGCGGATTCTTGATGGGCCAGCCTGCACAGGCGTTTGAGGCGCAGAACCACCAAGCGCACATCGACGCCCATAGGTCGCTGTTTTTGACTGACGTGGTTAAGCAGAACCCGCCTCTACAGGGCATGATCATCGGTCATATGATGCAGCACTTGCAGTTCATGGCTGGCCAGATGGTTCAGGATCAAATATCTCCAGAGCTGAATCAGCAGATGCAAGAGATGCAGGCTGCTCAGCAGTCTGGTCAAGTTCCGCCAGAGCAGCTCCAACAGATGCAAAGCCAGATTCAGATGCAGATCGAGCAGCTATCATCGCCTGTTTTGGCGCAGTTGACGCAAGAGCTTCTTGAGTCGATTGGACAAGGTGATGACACCGATCCGCTGGTTCAGATCAGACAGCAAGAGCTGATGCTGAAAGAAAAAGCTATTGATTCTGAGAATGAACAGTTTGAAGCTAAGCAACAGCAGCGAGCTGAAGAAAAGCTGCTAGAAACAGAGATCGCTAAACAGCGTCTTGGTATTCAGAAAGAAGTTGCAGACGATAAGCTCGATGTAGCACTTCGTCGGTTAGAGCAACAAGCGGAGCTAAAGCTCCTAGACATGCAAAACAAGAACATGGGAGGCCGATAATGGCTGATTTAATTTCATCAACGAGTTACGTCCGACAGCGCATTGAAGAGCTGCGCGAAAACAAAAAGCTCGCTAGGCAAGTAGAAGTGGCTTTGGCTGAGAAGCAAGCCAAAGATGCGGGCGAAAAGAAAAGAAAAAGCGATGCGCGGATTGCTGCAAAGCTGGCCCGAATTGCTGGAGAAGAGCCGCCCGTCGTGGCAGAGCCAGTAATTGAAGAGGTGGTCGCTGAAGAGGTTCAGGAAGAAATCGTGATTGAAGAAGAACCTATTATAAAAAAAGCGCCTAAAAAGGCCGCTGCTAAGAAAGAAACCGAAGAAAGCGAGGAAGAATGATGAAAGACATAAGCAAAATCGAAAAGGTTGATTCACCAACGAAGAGCATCAAATCTGGCCCTACATCGCCTGAGCTGATTCGACGCACGATGGGCGGTGAGATTAAGGTAATCAAAGCCCGTGGCGCTGGCGCAGCAACTCGCGGTTTCGACTTTCATGAGAAAGTTTAGTGGATGATATTGATCTCGGTTCGCGCCTGAAAAGGGTCATGGCTGAGCGGAGAGAGCTTATCCGCGAAGTCATGATGGACGGTATGCTCAAAGATATAGAACATTATAAAAGTTTGCAGGGCGAGCTAACTGTTATAAACTTGGTCGAGGAAACCATCAAAGAATTCTATAAGGAAATCTAAATTGACAATCCCGACCACTGAATCCGCTTACGTCTCAAGCGAAGAGCGCGTTCTCGACCCCACCCTGCTTGATAAATCCGCCCTAGAACGAATGCCAGACCCCACAGGTTGGCGCATGTTGGTCTTGCCCTACAAGGGCAAAGCCCAGTCTGATGGCGGCATTCACCTCCTAAAAGAAACCGTAGACCGAGAGGCTCTTGCCACTGTTGTGGCATATGTTGTAAAAATGGGGCCACTTTGCTATGGCGACACGGAAAAGTTTGGAAACAAGCCGTGGTGCCAAGAAAAGCAGTGGGTATTGATCGGACGTTACAGCGGCGCTCGCTTCAAGCTTGAAGACGGTGGCGAAGTGCGAATAATCAATGACGATGAGGTCATTGGAACCATCCTTAACCCTGATGACATAGTGAGTTTCACATGATTGAGAATCAAAACGCTGAGCAGTTTGAAGAAGAGCAGGTTTCTATTGAGGTCACAGAAGATCCAGTAGAGGAATCTGGCGCAGCTAATGAAGGCGATGAGCTTGAGAATTACACCAAATCGGTTTCCAAGCGGATCAACAAGCTAAACGCAAAGCACCGAGAGGCTGAGCAGCGAGCGCAACAGCTTGAGCAGATTGCTTTGCAGAAAGAAGCGGAGCTTCAGCAATATCGCCAGCATTCGGTTCAGCAGTCAAATCAGGTTCTAGCAAAGGAAGAAGAGGCTCTGGCCTCAAAAGAATCACAGATTGATGACGTGTACCGCAAGGCTGTCGAGAGCGGCGACTCAGACCTAATCACTAAGGCTGCTAAGCTTCAAAGCGACATATCGATCCAGAAGGAAAAGCTTCGAGTTGCCAAGGCTCGACAGCAAACCGCTCAAGAACAAGAGTATATCTCGCAAGGCAACGAGCAGATAGTTCAACAAGAGCAATATCAGCAAGCTGAGCAAGAGGTCACCCCGACTGAAGATGCGCTTGAATGGCACGACAGAAACCCTTGGTATGCGAACAAAGAAGACGAAGATGACATGAAGGCGACCCAGTACGCCTACTATGTACACTACAATTTAGCCAACGAAGGCTACGACGTAGGCTCTGACGAGTATTACGAAGAATTGGACAGCCGTGTAGGTACGGTTTATCCTCACACGAAATCCACTAATAGTGGATCTCAGACCGTTCAAAGTGGAAGCAGACCCGCTGTGCAAAGAGTCGCTTCCGCCTCCCAAGGGGGTCGGTCAAAAACACAAGGCAAAAAGAACGGCGTAAGCTTTTCTAAGTCTGAGCTAGAGCGACTCAGAGGTCTCAAACCGCACAATATGTCTGAAGAGGCATGGTTGCAGAGAGTGGCTAAAGAGAAGCAGAAAATTGCATCAAGAGAGGCAAGCTAAAATGGCAGAAGCAAAAGCAAACGCACGTTCATCCCGTGATTCGCAGTCACACGATAATCAGACTCGCAGAAAACCGTGGCGTCCAGTGCGTTCATTAGAAACTCCACCCCCACCCGCAGGTTATACCTATCGGTGGATCAGGGAGTCCATGTTGGGACAAGAAGACCGAGCAAATGTCTCGCGTCGGCTTCGAGAAGGATGGGATCTCGTAAGAGGTACTGACCTTCCTGAAGAATGGCGTTCTTTACCAACAATGGATAATGGCCGACACGAAGGCGTGGTTTACAACGAAGGGTTGCTATTAGCGAAGATCCCTAATGAAACGGTTGAAGAGCGACGAGCCTATTATAGAGCTAAGAGCCAACAAGCCACTGATGCGCTGGACAACACCATGTTTAGCGAAGCCCGTGGCGACAGCCGTTATGTTAAATACGATCCTCAACGCGATAGCAACGTCACATTTGGACGACGATAGAGGTAATTACAAATGGCGAATAAAGACGCTGCATTTGGAATGAAGCCGGTCAGAATGATCGGTGGCGCACCTTACTCGGGTGGCTCAAGTCGATATCGTATTGCTGCGAACTATGGAACTTCCATTTTTCAAGGCGATATGGTCGCTCAGGTCACTGGTGGTACGGTGGAAGTACACGCTGACGGAGGCACTGTGCCTGTAGTTGGTGTTTTTAACGGTTGCCAATACACCGACCCCACCTCTGGTGAGCAGGTGTTCAGCAACTACTATCCTGCAAGCACTAATGCTTCAGACATCATCGCTTTCATCATTGATGATCCGAATGTTGTCTACGAGGTGCAAGCTGATGACACGTTCCCTGTCGCTGACTTGTTTGGCAACTTTGATATCGTGTACACCACAGCGGGTAGCACTCTGACTGGCATTTCAGGCGCTGAGCTGGACGTAACCACTGGTGCGACAGCAACAACCTTGCCAATCAAAGCGATTGATATCTCGCAAGATCCGAATAACTCGGACGTTGGGGCTGCAAACACTAACGTGTTGGTAGTAATTCAAAACTCAGTATTCGGCGTCAAGGGCGCTGGCTTAGCTTAATAGGAGGCTAGACAATGGCTATTTCAAGAGCACAACTAGCTAAAGAGCTAGAGCCGGGTCTGAACTCGCTTTTCGGCATGAGCTATGACTCATATGACCGCGAGTACGAAGAAATCTTTGCTATCGAAGACTCACAGCGAGCCTTTGAAGAAGAGGTTTTGATCACTGGTTTCGGTGGAGCACCGACCAAAACTGAAGGCCAAGGCGTACAATTCGATAACGCTTCTGAGTCTTACACCGCTCGTTACACGCACGACACTGTTGCGTTGGCTTTCGCTCTGACCGACGAAGCCGTAGAGGACAACCTTTACGACTCATTGGGCAAGCGATATGTGAAGGCTTTGGCCCGATCTATGGCTAACACCAAGGAAGTTAAAGGCGCTGACGTATTGAACAATGCGTTTGACACCAACTTCACTGGCGGTGACGGCGTTACATTGATCAACACGGCACACCCCTTAGCGGGTGGCGGCACTGCCGCAAACCGTGCAACGTCAATGGCTGACTTGAACGAAACGTCTTTGGAAGACGCGCTGATCGATATCAGCACGTTTACTGATGACAAAGGTCTGACGATCTCTGTTCAAGCGACCAAGCTGGTTGTTCCACCTCAGTTGACGTTTGTTGCTGACCGCATCCTAAGCTCTACGCTTCGTAGCGGTACGGCTGACAACGACATCAACGCAATTCGCAACACGGGTGTATTGCCCGGTGGCTACACGGTCAATCACTACCTGACTGACCCTGATGCCTTCTTCCTGCTGACTAGCGTCACCGACGCTGGTGAAGGCTTGAAGATGTTCCAGCGTACTGCGATGGAAACCACGATGGAGCCAGACTTTACGACTGGTAACATCCGTTACAAGGCTCGTGAGCGTTACAGCTTCGGCTTTAGTGACTGGCGCGGCATCTACGGCTCACAAGGCGCGTAGATACCAAGCAAAAAGAAAGGGGGCTTATGCCCCCTTTTTTTGTGCCGTTTATGCGGCCTCCGTGTATGGCGCTTGCCACAGAAATTGATGCTCAAGGCGCAGCGTAAACCAGTCCGCAACATCGCCTCCGCTGTTAATTGCTGATTTAGGGAACCAAGCCTCGCTTGCGTTACCAGCTAACAAAACCGCCTTAGCAGTTTCGCGCACCACCTTCACGGTGGTTTCGCCAAAGTGGTGGTGGTTGATGGTGATGATGTCGTTTTCCATTTCCGTTGCCCGTTTTTGAGAAAGGTAAGCGTTGTGCTTTTCGATCCATTCGTCTGTCGCATCAACCTTCGCAAAGCGTTGGTCAGATGGCCCACCGAGTCTGATTGTCGTGAGACTTCCATCGTCAAGGATCACCTCGACTTCATCCCAAAACATATCCATTCGGGTTACCCCTCGAACAGCCAAGACCTGTCCTTCATACTCGACCTCGTTAGTCGCGTTGTTTGTTATCGCCATTTCCATTCTCCTTTGTTGTTGACTAGGGGTGTGGGCCGCTTACGCGGCCACCTCTCGGTTTCGTTTTTCTTGGCCTAGCCGGTTGCGAAGCACCATGCACTGACCAGCGAGTGCGGTGCGTACTTTGCGATGTTCGTGACCAATTGCTACTGCTGCTGCCTGATCAAAACCATCCTCAGCAAACCATGCCAGTTGGATCATGACTTTAACCTGCTCGTCGGTGAGGTTGCTCAAGTCCATTCCTGCAATTGCGTTGTTCAGTTCCATATCCGTTCTCCGTTGTTATGGCCCCAATTATACAGCTCCCGTGTCCATGTGCAACTATGTATACACACAAAAGTACAAATAATTGAACTTTTTTTTGGTAGATCGTTGGCATACACTGAGGCTCTGAGATAAATCCAGCTCCAGCGACTGGCTCAGCAGACGTTACGAAGACTCTGGGGCGAATCCTTTCGTAAGAGGTACGACCATGTCACAGACAACATTTTCAGGCCCAGTCAGATCGCTTGGCGGGTTCATCACCGCAGGCGTAAACAGCAGCATCAGCCTGTCAGCAGACACCACGCTTACCGTGGCGGCTCATGCTGGCAAGATCATTCTGCTCAACGATGCAGACGGTAAATTTACTTTGCCATCCATCGACTCCAGCACACCTGCTGATCCAACAGCACCAAGCCAAACCAACAACATTGGTGCGTCTTTCTTTTTCTACATCGAAACCGCAGCCACTGACTTGGATATCAAGACGGACGGCACCGACAAATTCAAGGGCGCAGCGATGGTTGCCGTGGATGACAGCACTAAAAAAGCTTTTTTCCCAGCCGCAGCAAATGACGTGATGACCTTCAACGGCTCAACCAAAGGCGGTTTGGTCGGCAGTGTCATTCAGGTAACGGCAATCGACACTGCCAGCTACCTTGTTCACAACACCTTGTTGCTTGGTTCAGGAACGATTGTTACGCCTTTCGCTGACGCTTAATCCACAAAATAGGAGATAGGCAATGGCAGATGCAGTAACAAGCCAAACCATTCAGGACGGCGAGCGCAAAGCCGTCCTTAAATTCACCAATATCAGCGATGGTACGGGTGAGTCTGCTATAACAAAGATCGACGTAAGCGCGTTGACCGCGAACAGCGCGGGAAAAGCTTGCACAGAAGTAGCTGTCGCCAAGATTTGGTGGCAGTGCGTCGGCATGGGCGTTGAGTTGCTCAACGACGCTACTTCAGACACGTTGATCATTGGGCTTTCGCCTGACTCGAATGGCTTTCACGATTACTCAGACTTTTCTGGCATCCCCAACAATGCGGGAAGCGGAAAGACGGGTGACGTAAAGTTTACGACGATTGGCGCAAGCAGCAGTGACACCTACACCGTAATCGTTGAAGTTTTGAAGACTTACGGCTAATGGCTGATACAAGCGATGTAAAGCGAACTAAGTCGGGCAGGCTCGTCTATCGAGGCGAGTCTTTCCCCGGCTATAACAAACAGAAAAGAACGCCCGGCGAGAACAAGAAGTTTGCGGTTCTAGCCAAAAAAGGCGATCAGGTAAAGATTGTGCGTTACGGCGATCCGAATATGGAGATCAAGCGTGATAGTCCAGAGCGTCGGCGCAACTTTCGCG